AGATCGATTTCTTTGAAGATCCGAAGAAGGCAGTAAGTAAGGCAGTAGAAACACATCCTGCTATCTTAGAGGCAAGGCAACAAACCTTGGCTTTAAAACAGCAGCAGACGCTGACTAAGTTACAACAGGACTTTCCTGATTTTCAACAGACAGTAGCTGATCCCTCTTTTGCAGAGTGGATTAAAGCCTCGCCAGTGCGTATGCGGTTGTATGCTGCGGCTGATGCAGACTTTGACTTTGATTCAGCGGCTGAACTGTTGACAAGCTGGAGTTATGTTAGACCTAAAGCAGCCCCTGTACAGCAGGCAACTCCCTCACAGGAGATGAAGGCGGCACAGAAGGCAGCAGTTAAGGCAGCAACTGTGGATGTTGGTTCTAATTCTGTTGGTAATACTTCTTCTAAGGTTTATCGAAGAGCGGATCTAATCCGACTACAATTGGAAGACCCAGACCGATATATGCAACTACAAGATGAGATTATAGCTGCATACTCTGACGGAAGGGTTCGCTGATGAGTTGTTCTCAGTTTGAGTTAGGGTGGTTAGCTGGTATTATTGATGGTGAAGGAAGTATTTCTATTGTAAAAAGAGGTCCTACTTATGTTCCTCAAGTAAAGATGGCTAATACGTCAAAGAAACTTGTAGACAAATATTGCGAGATTCTTGATAAGTTGGATATTAGTTATCATTGTTATGGGAAACAAAAAGAAGGAAATAGAAAATATCAATGGGAAGTTTCTGTTGACGGACGACCTAGAGTTTTTAAATTTGTTTCTTTACTACAAGATCTATTAGTTTCTAAACAACGACAAGCTGAAACAGTGCTTGAGTGGATTGAAAGTAGAGGATTAGATTTACGTGGGCCTTATACAGAACAACAACTTCAACTTATTAATAATATCAAACAACTAAACGGACGAGGACGAGAATTTTCAGAAGCATAATTTAACTTAATCATTTGGGAGATTTAAAATGCCTTTAGGTACTAATAACGTAACCGTAACAACAGCAGCCAAGTTTATTCCTGAGATTTGGAGCGATGAGATTGTCGCTGCATACAAGAAGAACCTGGTTCTCGCTAACGTCATCAACAAGATGAACTTCAAGGGTAAGAAAGGTGACACCGTTCACGTTCCTAAGCCCACCCGTGGTTCTGCTTCTGCTAAGGTTGCTTCTTCTCAGGTCACCCTGATTGCTGCGACTGAAGATGAGGTAGTAATCAATATCGATAAGCACTTCGAGTACAGCCGTTTGATCGAAGATATTGTTTCTGTACAGGCTCTTGCCTCGTTACGCCGTTTCTACACGGATGACGCTGGCTACGCTTTGGGCGTACAGACCGATTCAGACATCTGGACACTGTTCAAGTCTATCGGTAACGGTAACGGCTCGTCCTACCAGAACTCTGGTGTTTATGAGTTTAACTCTACTACTGCTGTCGCTTATGACGGTACGGTTGGTTCTGCATTCAATGACGCTGGTTTCCGTAAGGCTATTCAGATCCTTGACGATGCTGATACGCCAATGGATGGTCGTTCTTTTGTCATCCCGCCTGTTCTGCGTAACACCTTAATGGGCACAAACCGTTACACCGAGCAAGCCTTTACTGGTGAAGTTGGTTCAGCTAACACGATCCGTAATGGTCGGGTTGGTAACCTCTACGGTATCGAAGTCTACATCAGCTCCAACGCTCCTTCGCTGGAGACGGGTGCTGCTCGTTTGGCTGGTCTGTTCCATCGTGATGCATTCACGCTGGTTGAGCAACTTGGTGTTCGCTCACAGACTCAGTACAAGCAAGAGTGGCTTGCTGATCTGTTGACCGCTGATACTCTGTACGGTGTTAAGACTGTCCGTACTGATGCTGCAGTTGGTCTGGTTGTTCCTGCTACCTAAGCTTTATAAGCTAGTGGCTCTCCTCAGCCTCACAAGGGCTGGGGAGTTTTCTTAAGCAGATACTGTCTGTTTAAGCAAACTAACGGAGAATAAACCTTGGCTATTTATCGTGGTCCTGGTGGTCCAGGCGATGCAACAGCAGATGCAGCCAATGCCGCTGCGATAGCACTACAGTATGCTACCCTAGCTGCTGACAAGGCTGCTGCTGCTGCAACAAGTGCTAGTAATGCTGAGAATGATTCTACTGGTGCTGTAGCTGCTGCTGCGGCTGCACAGGCTTCTGCTGCTGCTGCATTAGTATCTCAAGGGGCTGCACTTACAGCACAGACTAATGCAGAGACTGCAGAGACTAATGCTGAAGCTGCTTCTACTGCTTCTATTAACTTAGCAACTAACTTTGCAGCCACAGCAACTACGCTTTCTGCTGGTTCTAGCGCAACCGCCTCGTATAACTCAGGCACTTACACATTAACACTTGGTATTCCTACAGGCGCTACGGGTGCTACAGGGCCTACTGGACCAACAGGCGCAACTGGGTCAACTGGTGCAACTGGACCAACGGGACCAGCAGGCTCTCCAGGTCCTACTGGAGCACCCGGACCAAACGGCCCAACAGGTCCTACAGGACCAACTGGTCCAACTGGTTTGCAAGGCCCTCCGGGTCCCACAGGCCCCACTGGGTTAACTGGCCCTACTGGCCCGACAGGTCCACAAGGACTTCAAGGAGACCCAGGCCCAACTGGACCAACAGGCTCTCCAGGTCCAACTGGTCCAACTGGACCTCAAGGACTTCAGGGCGATCCTGGACCAACTGGTGCTACTGGTCCTACGGGGCCGACTGGACCAACTGGCCCAACTGGCCCGACAGGTCCTGGTGTTCCTGTTGGTGGAACAATTAACCAAGTATTACAAAAGAATAGTTCCACTAATTATGATACTTCTTGGGTTACACTCTCTAGTGGTGGAGGCGGTCAGTTTGAAGGCTCTGCTGTTAACAAGGCAATCTTCTGGAATGCTCAATCGATTGCAGAAAACATAACGATAGTTAGTACACATAATTCTGGTTCTATTGGGCCTATCACAGTTGATTCTGGGTTCACGGTAACAATAGACTCTGGCGCACGATGGGTGGTTATCTAATATGGCTATAACAATCAGCGGCACGACAGGCATAGCGGGTATAGACGGCTCTGCTGGTACGCCAGCGGTACAGGGTGCGGATACTAATACGGGTATTTACTTCCCTGCGGCAGACACCATAGCCTTTGCAGAAGGCGGTACTGAGGTCATGCGACTTGACTCTAGCGCTAATCTTCAATTCAACTCTGGCTACGGCTCAGTCGCTACTGCATATGGGTGTCGTGCTTGGGTGAACTTTAACGGCACGACTAATGTGGGCGGCAACTGCACTATTCGTGCAAGCGGGAATGTGTCAACTGTAGCGGATAACGGTACTGGCGATTACACGGTGAACTTTACAACTGCAATGCCTGATGCAAATTATGCCGTTTCCTATACACGGTCGTTTACTTCCGTTGCTCCAAATGGCACACGCGCACATTACACAATAGCTGGGTCGCAAACTACAACAAGTGTTCGTATTGCGGCAAATCAAGGCAATGCTTCAACAGCCGCTGAAGATGTTGCAGATGTTTCAGTTGCCATCTTCCGCTAAAGGACAACCATGAACCAACGAATTATTTATCCAAATAGCGAAGGCGGTGTAAGCATCCTTGTCCCTGCTCCTGAGTGTGGTTTAAGTATTGAAGAGATTGCAGCCAAGGATGTCCCTGCGGGCAAGCCATACAAGATTGTGGATGTCGCTGACATTCCGTCAGACCGTACATTTCGTAACGCATGGGAGTTCGTTGCAGATGAGCCTGTACAAACCGAGCCTGTACAAATTGAGCCTGTACAAATTGAGCCTACCCCAGAGGTGTCAGAATGATTGTTGTTAACCTAGACAAAGCAAAGAACATTGCTCACGACAAGCGCAGGGTTGCTCGGTCTACTGAGTTTGCGCCGTTAGATATTAAGGCAACCATCCCGGCAGAGGCACAGGCCGCCGAGGAGGCAAGGCAAGTCATCCGTGACAAGTATGCAACCATGCAGATAGCAATTGATGCAGCCTCTACCGTAGATGAGATCAAGGCTGTGATGCCACAGGAAGGTGTGTAATGTCATCAATCAAACTAGAGAGCAACGCTAGCGGTACTGGTGTATTTACGATTGCTAGTCCCAATAGCAACACAAACAGGACACTAAGTATTCCTGATGGAACTGGCTCAATAGTCGTAAATGGGGTGAACGGTTCACTAGTATCTGATACTGCTGTTACCTGTGCCGGTCAAACATCTATTGACTTCACAGGAATTCCATCATGGGTAAAGCGAATTACTGTGATATTTAGCGGGGTGAGTACAAGCGGAACCAGTTTGTTTCTAGTTCAATTAGGGGACGCTGGTGGCTTTGAAATAACCGGGTACACTTCTCAAGCAAACTCCATAACCACCACGCCAGCCGTCACCGCTACGACAAATACAGCGGGTTTCGTTTTAGGCGCTAGTGCTTTGGTGGCTGCGAGCACCTATTCAGGAACGGTAAGTATTGTAAAACTTGATGGAAACTCTTGGGTGTATTCTTCTTTGGTTATTCGAGACGGAACTGCAAGTTCTAACTTTGGTGCTGGCTCAAAAACCTTATCCGATACGCTGACCCAAGTACGCATTACCACAGTTAACGGCACAGACACTTTTGATACCACGCCGTCTGCTGGAAAAATCAACATACTTTACGAGTGATTAACTTATGGCAAATGGAACCATCGGCGTAAGCCAGATAGATGTCCTGACCACTAGTGGAACAGGTACTCTATCCATAGTACCGCCAGCAACTAACACCAACAGGACGCTGACCCTGCCTGACGGAACTGGAACGATAGTTGCAAATGGAGTAAATGGTTCGTTAGTGTCTGGAACAGCCGTAGCATCTACCAGCGGAACCAGCATTGACTTCACAGGAATTCCTAGTTGGGTTAAGCGGATTACGGTAATGTTTAGCGAGGTTAGTCTTTCTAGCACAGCAGATATTTTGATTAGACTCGGAAATGCTGGCGGGATTGAAGATACTGGTTATATATCTACATCTGCAACCGCATCGGCTAATAGTTCATCAACTACTGGCTTTGTTATACGGGTTGCTGCTGCTGCAAACGTATTAAGTGGAATAGCCATCATACAGAATGTTACTGGTAACAGTTGGGTTTGTTCTCACTCTACAAAAGTAGCAACAACTGCTACTCCGTGCGGCGGCGGTTCTAAAACTCTATCCGACACATTAACTCAAATTCGCATTACAACAACCAGTACCGATACCTTTGATGCTGGAACTGTCAACATAATGTATGAGTAAGGAATAACATTGAATGCAATGTGGCAGATGTGGCAGCAGAGGTATCCTAAAGAACTTTGTAGCACCATAGTAGAGCAGGCAAAAGAGATAGAACCGCAGGCTGCAATAGTAGGTTTCCAAGGCTCTAACGTAGACACCAATGTTCGTAGAAGTAAGGTTAGGTGGATCACTAGAGACAATAAAGACCTTGGTTGGCTGTACCATGAACTAACTAATCTGTTTCATGTTGCTAATCATAATGCCTTTGGATCTGAGTTGTGGCACTTAAATGAGATTCAGTTTACAGAGTACAACGAAGAAGATCAAGGTTATTATAATTGGCATAACGATGTAAACTGGGATGATGGTAGACAAGTACACAGGAAGTTATCTCTAGTGTGCCAACTGTCTAACCCAGAAGAGTATGAAGGTGGTGAGTTTGAGATGCAGCCGTTACATCTTAATGCCCCTGCCCAAGAGCACCTAAGAACACAAGGAACTGTTTTAGTGTTTCCCTCCTTTGTGGTTCATAAGGTAAACCCAATCACAAAAGGTACTAGACATTCGCTAGTAGCCTGGATGGAAGGCCCTAAGTGGAGATAGTATGGCAACTGAGCACATGAGCGAAGCAGCTAAGAACACAGCAGATGCACTGTCTGTTGTGACTGTCATTGGCACACTAGCAGAGATACTACCTGCTATTGCTGCTCTATTTACTATTGTTTGGACTGGCTTTCGGATCTATGAAACCGAGACAGTTAAGGGATGGTTGGGTAAGAAATGAGCAGAAAAGTATCCGCTGTTACAACCAAGACTACTACCACTAAGGAAACTATCCTTACGGTTCCTACCAAGAATACTGGTCTTTGGCAGTTAATGTATATCATTAGTCTTACTGGTAACGATACTCCAAAGGTCTACTGGTACGACTCTTCTACTAACACTGAGTACTTTATTGTTGGTGGTAAGAACTTAGGTGCTGGTGAGTTTATTAGATTAGACGGACAGGCAGAGGTAGTAATGCAAGCTGGTGATGAGATTCGAGTACAGAACTCAGGAACTAATACAGTAACTTACATAGCTACTGTAGAGTTCATGCCTGAGATGACAGTTCAGTTCCAATTCTAAAGGAGAATAGTATGCCAACGGTAGACGGAAAGAAATACCCTTACACTAAGAAGGGCAAACAAGCAGCAGCATCGGCTAAGATCAGTAAGCTTCGTAAAGAAGGTATGCCACAGAAGCAGGCAGTAGCTGTTGGCTTATCGATGGCTGGTATGAAGAAGAAGAAAGCTAAGAAAATGGGTACTTATCGTGACTACTAAACCAGGGCTGTATGCCAACATCAATGCAAAGCGTAAGCGGATAGCTGCAGGATCTGGTGAGAAGATGCGTAAGGTTGGTTCTAAAGGCGCTCCCACAGCTAAGGCATTTAAACAAGCTAAGAAGACTGCGAAGAAATAATGGTAAAGAAGGTATATCAGAATCCAGAAGGTGGTTTAAACGCCAAAGGTAGAGCATACTTCAAGAACAAGGAAGGTGCTAACCTGAAACCTCCAGTGTCTTCTAAAGAGGCTGCTAAGTCTCCTAAGAAGGCGGCTAGGAGGAAGTCTTTCTGTGCTAGGATGAGTGGTGTACCAGGACCTATGAAGGATGAGAAGGGTAGACCCACCCGTAAAGCATTAGCACTAAGGAAATGGGATTGTTAAATGGCTAACAAAACTTATATCGAACTTGTCAATGATGTGCTGGTTAGGCTTCGTGAGAACGAGGTTACTTCCGTCAATGATACTTCTTACTCAAAACTAATTAGTAAGTTCGTCAATGATGCTAAAAGGCAGGTAGAGGATGCATACAATTGGAATGCTCTGTCTGAAACTCTTACTGTGTCTACTACTGCTAACCTCTTTAACTATGTCCTCACTAATGCTGGCATTCGATTTAGGGTCTTTGATGTTCTGAATGACTCTAGCAACTGGTTCCTAAACAATGCTGCAACGCAAGAGATGGATGCTTGGTTCCTTGTCAACACCCCTGAGTATGGCTCACCACGCTACTATAACTTCAACGGTGTAGACGCTAACGGTGATACACAGGTAGACTTGTATCCCATCCCTGATGCTAACTATATTGTTAACTTTAACGTCATCAAACCACAAGCACAGCTAGTCCTTAACTCTGACGCTATCAAGGTTCCTGATGAGCCTGTAATCTTCTTGGCCTATGCTAAGGCACTGGCAGAGCGTGGTGAGGACGGTGGTTTAAAAAGTTCTGAGGCTTACGGTTTATACTTAACCTCGTTAGCAGACCATGTAGCAGTTGAGGGTAATAAATATCCTGATGAATTTACTTGGACACCTACTTAATGGCATCTCCATCACAGACCGCTAGTATTGCAGCACCAGGATTCTTTGGATTAAACATCCAAGAGTCTGCAGTATCGTTATCTTCTGGCTTTGCGCTAGAGGCTAACAACTGCGTTATTGACCGCTATGGTCGTATTGGTGCTCGTAGAGGCTGGACACCTGTAAACTCAGCAGTCAACACAGACTTAGGCGCTGCTAACCCAGTAGAGTTTATGTTTGAGTTAACTGATAACGGATCTAGTCAGTTCCTCAGTGCTGGTAATAATAGACTGTTTACTGGTACTACGACTATGACCACCAAGACTGTGCGTAATCAGGCTAACAGTGCAGACCTAACATACACGATTACTAGTAACAACTGGCAAGGGGCTGCTCTGCCCTACGGTGATGGAGCAAGTGCAGAACCTCATGCCTACCTAGTCCAGACTGGTCATCCTATGTTGACCTACCATCGTATGCCTACTCCAGGGACTGGTGCTACCTTTACAGTCTCGACTGTTTCTAGTGGCGCTATCACTGCCTTGACAGTAACTGCTGCTGGGTCAGGCTACAGTGTAGGAGACATCTTAACCCTGTCTGGTGGAACCACTGCTGCTACCGTGACTGTGGCTACCTTGTCTGGTACAGGTGTGGCTACTGTAACGATCACTACTGGTGGTGCTGGATACACAGTCTCTGATGCCCTTACTAGCACAGTAACAACTGTTGCTAATCCACACTCCCACGCAGGCTCATACGGCTTCCAGAGGCTCGGTGACATCGGAACAATACCTTTAGGATATTCTATTGGTGATTTCTCTCCTAACTGCGCTTTAGCGGCTTATGGGCGTATCTGGGTGGCAGATATAGCAGGAGACCCACAGACGGTATACTTTACTAGATTGCTAGACGGATCAGACTTCCAAGGTGGAGACTCTGGATCTATATCCTTAAATACTGTATTTCCGAACACAGACAAGATAGTAGCTATTGCAGCGCACAATGGATTCCTTATTATCTTTGGTCGTAATAACATTGCTGTCTATGCCAATCCTATCGATGTTACAACATTAACCTTAGCTGATTATATTCCTAATGTGGGCTGTATCTCTAGGGACTCTGTACAGAGCACTGGTATGGATATTATCTTCCTGTCTGACTCTGGGGTTAGAAGCCTTCAGCGGGTTATTCAGGAGAAGTCCTTGCCTATGCGGGATATCTCCAAGAATGTTCGTGATGAGTTGATGGTTAGCGTAGCCTCTGAGACAGCAGCTAATATCAAGTCTGTCTACTATGATAGAGATGCTTTCTACCTCCTTAGTCTGCCTGTAACTAAGACAGTCTACTGCTTTGACATGAGAACACCGCTGCAGGACGGGTCTGCTAGGGTTACTACTTGGAGCGCCATAGAGCCTAAATCCTTTATTGTGACCACTTCTAAAGAACTCTACATTGGAAAACCTGGGTATATCGGTAAGTACTTTGGGCATTCTGATAATGGGACTAATTACCAGTTTAGTTACTATACTAACTACTTTGACTTTGAACAACCATCTATTGAAAAGATTATGAAACAGGTTGGGTTTGTGGTCATTGGTGGTGCTAATCAGAACTTGGCTGTCAAGTGGGGCTTTGATTATAACGAAAATTACTTTGCTGTTACGAAAAAGCTTGACAATTCAGTAGTTTACGAGTATAATATAGGGGAGTATAATATTGCTGAGTTCTCAAATGGTATTGTACTAGACAAATTTAAGATACAGGCTGGTGGAAGAGGCGCTGTTCTGCAGGTTGGATTAGAGGCTGAGATTAATGGTAATCCTATATCTATTCAGAGGATTGACATATATATTAAACAAGGAAAACAGATATGAGTAACTTAGCAGTTGTGGAAAAGACTAAATACTGTAAAAAGTGTGAATCTTTTTTACCTCTGTTTTCCTTTACTAAAAACTCAGCAACTAAAGATGGTCTACAGTTTGTTTGCAGAAGTTGTGACAACTTAAGGCAGCAGAAAAGAAGGGTCGAGAAGAGACAAGAAATACAAGAGTATGGAAAACAATACAGAATTAAACATACTGACGATATGGACTTTAGGCTTCAGGGTTTATTAAATGCCTCAAGAGCACGAGCTAAAGAAAAGAATAGAGAGCATACACTTACCAAGCAAGACTTATTTAACTTATTTCCAAAGGATGGATGCTGTCCTATCTTTGGTCTTAAATTAGAATGGAATGGGGCTGGTTTTAGAGAGACTAGCCCAAGTATAGATCGTATTGACTCAACCAAAGGCTATACAAAAGACAATGTTCAGATTATTTCTTGGAAAGCAAACCGTATTAAAGGTTATGCTTCTGTAGAAGAATTAGAAGTCTTATTAGCCTATTTGAAACAAGGAGAATAAAAATTAGCAACTACGTCAAAGCAACAAATTTCGCTGTCAAGGATGGCCTATCCACTGGCAACCCAGCCAAGATCATCAAGGGAACAGAGATTGATACCGAGTATAACGCTATCGCCTCTGCTATCTCGTCCAAGGCTGACCTAAATAGCCCTACCTTTACAGGTACTCCAGCAGGGCCTACGGCATCTACCGCTACCAACACAACTCAGCTTGCGACTACCGCTTTTGTACAGAACTCTATTACAGCGTCTTTACCTACTGGTTTAATTCTACTATGGTCTGGTTCTCAGGCTAGTATTCCTTCTGGCTGGGTACTCTGCGATGGGAACAACTCAACTCCAGACCTTCGTGGTAGGTTTATTATTGGTGCTGGTTCTCTTGCTGCAAGTGCAACAGGAACTGCGGGAGCATCAGTAACTGGCTCTATCTCTGGAACCACACTTACGGTAACTGGGGTAACGTTTGGTACATTGGAGGTTAGTGATACTGTAAGCCATTCTTCAATATTACAAACGACTACTATCTCAGGATTAGGAACTGGAACAGGAAACACAGGAACTTACACCTTAACTTACACAGGTTCAACTTCTTCGTTTACTGGTTCTATCTCTGGAACTACGCTAACAGTAACTGCAATTTCTGCTGGTACTCTTATTAAAGACCAAGTTATTACTGGTGGTTCTGTTAGTGCAGGAACTACAATTGTCAATCAGCTTACTGGGCCAGCAGGCGGGATTGGTACTTATACGGTAAGTATTAGCCAGACACAAACCTCAGCTAGTCTAACTGGTACTTATACTTTAGCAAGTACAACCTTAACTATTAACTCTACAATCCTACGAGTTTC